GGCCGAGGCCAGCATCGTGATCGAGGCGGTGACGGGCGAGGTGGCGCGGCTGCTGCGCAGCTTCATCAGCCGCGCCACGGTGCATATGGCGGTGGTGCTGGCGAGCTCTGCGGACGTCATCGAGTTCGAGGCGACGGGAATGCGGCTGATGCTGGCCGAGGGCAGCGCGGGCGAGGTCACCACCTCGATCGGCCGCGAGCCGGTGGAGGAGGAAAGCCTGCCGGGCCTCAGCTTTACCAAGGACCGCTTTCCGGGGCTGCACAGATGACACATTGGAGCGCGCGCTATCTCGGCCTGCCGCACCGTGACCTCGGGCGTGACCTCAGCGGCGCCGATTGCTGGGGCCTGTTGCGGCTGGTCTATGCCGCGGAGCTTGGCGTCGATCTGCCCTCGCATGACGGCGCCTATCACAGCGCGGCCGAGGCCGCCGAGATCGCGGCGCTGATCGATGGCGCAGCGGACTGGTCCGATTGGGTGCCTGTCGCGGCAAATCCCGCGCCCTTCGATGCAGCACTGTTCCGGCGCGGGCCGCACCGTGCGCATGTCGGCGTCATCGCGGTGCCGGGTCTGATGCTGCACATGGCCGAGACCGGGGCCCGCATCGAGGATTACCGCCTGCCGCGCTGGTCGGGGCGCCTTGTGGGCATCTACCGCCATGTCTCGCAGAACCGGAGCCCTGAATGACCAGTTCTCTTGCCCATGGTGTTGTCCCGGTCCTCGCCGCGCCGCTGATCGACCCCGGCGCCGGTCGCATCGCGCTCGATCTGCCCGAGGGGCTGACCCTGGCCCAGATCGTGCATCAGGCGCTGCCCGGCCTGTCCCCTGCCGATCTCGCGCATGTGCGCCTGTCGCTGGTAACGCCCGCCGGGGCCGGGGCGATCGATCCGGCGCTCTGGCACCGGGTGCGGCCAAGGGCCGGGGTGCGGGTGGTGATCCGGATCGTGCCGGGCAAGGACGCGCTGCGCTCGGTCATGATGATCGTGGTCGCGGTCGCGGCACTGCAGCTTGCCCCGATCATGGCACCGGCGCTGGCGGGCGCGACCGGTTTGAGCCTTGGCGCGTCCACGGGGCTTCTTGCCGCCGGGCTGACCATGGTCGGGCAGATGCTGGTCAATGCGCTGGTGCCGCTGCCACAGCCATCGGGCAACAGCGACAGCAAGTCCCGCCTGACCATCGGCGCGCCGCGCAACGAGGAGCGGCCCGACCGTCCGGTGCCGATGCCGCTGGGGCGGCTGCGCTATGCGCCGCCATTCGCCGCCGCGAGCTATACCGAGATCGTCGGCAACGATCAGTATGTGCGCGCGCTCTTTTGTTTTGGCGACGGCCCGTTGCACCTCTCCGCCTTCCAGATCGGCGATACCAGCCTCGACAAGTACCAGGACATCGGGATCGAGGTCCGCGAGGGCTGGCCTGACGATGCGCCGGTCATGCTCTATCCGCGCCAGGTGCTGGAGGAGACGGCCAATGCCGAACTGACCCGGCCGAAGCCGCGCGATTCCAGCGGCGAGGTGATCGCGGGCCCGGCCGGGGAGGTGCCGGTGCAGCGCTTCACCGCATTTGATACCTGGGCCTGCACGGTGATCATCGGCCTGCCGTCCGGGCTTTTCAAACTCGATGGCGGCGGCGATCTGACGTCGCGGAGCGTCGATGTGCGCATCCGCCAGCGCCAGCCCGGCGACGCGGTTTGGCAGGAGGTGGTGACGCTGACCCTCAGCGCGAAGGAGCGCGAGCCGTTCTTTCGCAGCCACACATGGGTCTTGCCGACACGCGGCCGCTGGGAGCTGGAGATCAGCCGGATGACGGATGAGAGCACATCGACCGATGTCTCCGACCGCACGGTGCTGGCGGCGATCCAGTCGATCCGCCCGGAATATCCCATCAACAGCGACCGGCCGCTGGCGCTGGTGGCGCTGCGGATCAGGGCGACGCATCAGCTCTCTGGCGCGCTCGACACATTCTCGGCATTGGTCCAGCGTTATGGGCGGCATTGGGATGGCAGCGCCTGGCAGGACAATGTCCTGACCCGCAATCCGGCCGCGGCCTGCCTGCACGCGCTGCAGGGCGGGCAGAACCACTTCCCGGTTGCCGACAGCGGCATCGACATGGCGCTGATCGCGGACTGGTACGCCTGGTGCGCGGCCCGCGGCCTTGAGTACAACGCGGTGCATGAGGATGATGCCTCGCTGCTGGAGGCGCTGATCGCCATCTGCTCGGCCGGGCGCGCCAGCCCGCGCCATGACATGCTGCGCTGGGGCGTGGTGATCGACCGGCCCGGCGATCTGGCGGTCGATCACATCAACCCGCGCAACGCGGCCGGGTTCGGCTGGTCGCGGACCTATTTCGATCCGCCCCATGCCTTCAGGGTGCGGTTCCTCGACGAGACCGCCGAATATGAGGCGGCAGAGCGGATCGTGCCATGGCCGGGGCATGAAGGGGAGATCAGGCTGATCGAGTCGATCAAACTGCCCGGCAAGACCCATCCCGACGAGGTCTGGCGCGAATGCCGTCGGCGGATGTACGAGCTGATCCACCGCCCCGACACCTTTTCGGCGCTGCAGAGCGGCCGCGCGGGCATCGCCACCCGCGGCGATCTGGTGATGGGATCGTGGGACGTGCTCGAACGCGGCATGGTCGCGGCCCGGGTGCTGGGCATGATGGGCAGCCTGATCGAGATCGACGAGGAGGTCGGGATGGAGGCGGGCAGCGAATACGGCATCCGCTTTGCTGTGGTGACGCCGGATCCCGGCGATCCCGCGCGCGCGATCACCACCTCGGTGCTGCGCCCGGTTGCCTGGCGCGCGGGGCCGTCGCGGGCGCTGCAACTGCCGGACGCAGATGCGATGCCCGCGCCGGGGGCGGTGGTGCATGTCGGCGTGCTGGGGCAGGAAAGCCTGCCGCTGCGGGTCAAGGGCGTCGAGGCCGGTGAAGACGGCACATCGGTGCTGCGCATGGTGGCGGCGGCCGAGATCATCGACACGCTGACCGATGCCGATGTGCCGCCAGACTGGACCGGCCGGGTGGGCACGGTGCTGGATGGGTCGGTGACGCCGCTCGCCCCGGTCTATGTCTCGATCCGGTCCGACACATATCCGATCCAGGAGATGCTCTCCAATGACGGGGAGTACATTCCCGGCCCGGTCACCGGCTACACCTATGCCGTCACGGTCGAACTCAGACCTGCGCCGGAGGAATTTGCGCTTCTGCATGGCTGGCGTGTCGAGTGGCGGCTTGACCCGCTGGATCCGTGGCAACCGGCCGCGCCGGACATGGGCACCACGCCAGCCGCCGCGTCGGTCGTGATCAGCCGCCCGGAGTTTGTCCAGGGCGACACCGTCACCCTGCGCGCCCATGCCGTCGCCATCGACGGCACGGAGGGGCCATCGGCCGGGGAGCGCAGCATCGTCATCGGATCGGGCGAAGTGCTGCCGGGTGCCATCCCGCAAAGCGCGGTCGCCATCACGCCCGACCTTGGCCATGTCCGTGTCATCATGTCGGTCCCGAATGATCCGGCGCTGGCGCAGGTCCAGCTTTACCGCGTGCCGGTTGGCGCGTTGCTGGAACGCGCCCTGCATCGGGCAGGCAGGCCATGGCAGGTGACCCCCAACACATCGGCCGAATATGTGGACGGCGACGCCACAAGGGTCAACATTCTGAACTCGCCGCTGTTTGGAAACAGCAACCCATGGATCACCGACGGCGGCTGGTCCATCGCGTCCGGGATCGCCACGCATACGAGCGGCGCAGTCGGCACCCTCTCGCAGGTCAGGACGCTGGTCGCTGGCACCTGGTATCGCTGGAAGGTGGAGGTGGCAGGCCGCAGCGCCGGAACCCTGACGCCGCGCCTTGCGGGCGGCACCGGTCAGGACGGCGCGGCCATCGTGACCAATGGCATCGCATCGGGCCGCATTCTCGCTGTGTCTGGAAATGACACCTTCGCGCTGGTGGCCAGCGCCGACTTCGACGGCAGCGTCGATAATGCGGTCCTGTTTGCCGAAACCGACCGCAGCCTGCCGATCGGAACCTTCGATTACTACGTTGAGCCGCAGACATCGCAGGGCTGGCCCGGTGCGGTTTCGGGGCCATTCACCGTCACCATTCTTTAGGAGGCCGACTTGGAAACTGGTGTCAAAACTACGGGCGTTGCCGCGTCGGACATCGCCGACGATCTGCTTGGCAACTACCAGGGCAGCACGGTGCGCATCGGGGTGACCCGGATGGCGGCGCTGATCTCGGCGATGACCGGACCCGCCTATGCGACCCGGGCCGAACTTTACGCCGATCTCTCCTGGCCCGATGGGGCCACCGGGCATGTCCATGGCGATCCCGATCCGGCGCGGATCGGCACCTACAGAAAAAGCGGCAATCCCGGCACCGGAAGCTGGACCCGGATCGGCGATCTGCCGACCGGCACCGTCGGCCAGGCACTGCTTGCCGACGAGGCCGACGCGCGCCGTGCCGCCACCGCCGATGGCGGGGTGCTGCGCCTGACCAATGTCGCGGGCAGCGCCGATGCCGCCACCGCTGACCTCGCGGCGGGCGTGGCCGATATCGAACTCAAGCCCGGCATGCTGCTCTTTTATGTGCCGGTCGCCACCAACACCGCCGTGGGCCCGACGCTGGCGGTGGGCGGCTTCACGCGCGAGCTTTTGCACCCGGACGGCACATCGGTTGGCGCGGGCGATATGGTCGCGGGCACCGGGTATATCCTCAAGGTCCACAGTAATCTGAAACTGCACCTTCTTGGTGGCGGCGCCTCGGCGGATGATATCGCGCAAGCGGTGGCCGCCGAGGAAGCGGCGCGGATCGCGGCGATTGATGATGTCAACCAAGCCATAACCGCCGAGGAAGCGGCGCGGATCGCGGCGATTGATGATGTGGATCTGCGCGTTGGCACGGTCGAGGCCACGGCATGGTTCCAGTTGCTCAACACCACCTATCTGACCGGGCAGGTGCTGGAAAGCGGATCGCTGCTGTGGGGCGTCACCGCGGGCGATTACCGGATGGAGGTGGCGGGAAAGCCGCTGGCCTGGCTTGATGAGGTCTCGGCGCTGTCGGCGGATATCGAGGCGCGCCTTGTGGCCCCGCCGATGCCGGTCAGTCTGCTGGGGGATGAGCGCAAGATCGCCATTGCATTCAGGGCCGAAAGCGGATCGGCGTTCGGCGGGTTTCGCGAGGATGGGGCGTTCTTTTACGGCGGCGCGCCGCTTGGGGCCGAGGCGGTGACAGTGCCGTCAGGTGCCGCCGCGCTGGTGCTGGATGACGGCAAGGTGATCCGCATCGGATGGGGCGACGTGCTGACCGGACCGATGCAATATCCGACAGCGGCGATGGGCTTTCGCGGCGGCACCCTGCGCCATGTCCACGACCTTGGGCCAGCGGGCTACAGGGTCACGGCGATGGATGTCTCGTTCGTGTGGACGCTGGCAGAGGCGCATACATCGGTGGTGCCCTATATCTTTTACGGCCAGAGCCTCGCACTTGGGCAAGGCGCCGACACGCCCCTGACCGGCGAGATCGCGTCCGGCCGGGCGCTGATGTATGACACCACGAAAGCCCCCAGCATGTCGGTGATAGAGGCCAGTTCCGGCGACAAGTCGGATTTCGGGCCGTCGCATTATCCCAACAGCGATATCGCCAGCATGGTCAACCTGCGCGAAACCGTTGGGGAAAGCCCGTCTTCGGCGGCGGCGGGCGCGTTTTTTCCGGCGCTGGCTGCTGACACCGGGATCGTGCTGACCAATCACGCCCGTGGCGGCTGGAACATCAAGCAGTTGATGGCAAAGGATCAGGAAGATGACACCGGCATCCAGTATGCGGGCATCCTGCGCGCGGTGGCCAGAACCCGATCCTTTTGCGATGTGCAGGACCGCACCATGCTGCAACCCGTCATGTCGTTTATCCACGGCGAGGCCGATTCAGGCACGTTGGGATATAGGTACAAGGACCGGCTGGAACGGTTGCAGACACGGCTGACGGCGGACCTGTCGCTGATCACCGGGCAGACCGGCGAGGTCAGGATTGCGGTCTGCCAGACATCGAAAGTCGATATCGGCGGCACCGGTTCCAACGGGCAGA